AGAAATGTCATAATTCTTTGTTATGTTTGCAACATGATGCTATTATGATATGTAATCATTGCGGATATCAGGAACCTTTATTAGTAGAACAAAACAGACCCATATTAAAACAAAATACCAAAGATACATCTCATTTTAGTTATAAGAGGATTAATCATTTTAGGGAATGGTGTAATCAGGTTCAAGGCAAAGAAAGTACAGATATTCCAAATGAAATATTCGAAAAAATTTTAAATGAAATCAAAAAGGAAAAAATAATAGATACAAAGACAATCACTTATAATAAAATGAGGGAAATTTTAAAAAGATTAAGAATAAATAAATACTACGAACATATTAATTATATAATCAATAGGATTAATGGAATTCCTACTCCTCAGTTTTCACCAGAATTAGAAGATAAGTTATGTAATATGTTTAGAGATATTCAAGCACCATTTTTAAAACATTGTCCCAAAGATAGAAAAAACTTTTTGTCATATAGTTACGTCTTATATAAATTTTTTCAAATATTGGGATTAAATGAATATTTAAAATTCTTTCCATTATTGAAAAGTAGAGAAAAATTATATGCACAAGACCAAATATGGAAAAAGATATGCGAGGAATTAAATTATATGGTAATTCCTTCACTTTAACCTGGGAAACCTACAAGGCGGAAACCAGCACCTAAACCTACACCTTGACGAGCGCCAGCAGATATAGATGGTGAAAGTAAATCGAATATGGAAAATACACATGCAGCAGTTAAAGCAATCATCCATATTTCATTCACTTGAAGTTTTTGTTTGGGTAAAGCATATGCAGCTAATGCAACGAAAATAGCTTCTATCGCATATTTGAGTAATCTTATTAACGCCTCCCATATATCAAAGGTATAGCTTGCCTCGACCATACTTATTTAATTCCTTTTATATTATTTATAGAGAAAATAAAATGATATAAGATTTTTATTTTATTTATGTATAGTAAAATGGCCGAAAAACAAGAAGAAGTAATGGTATCATCAAAGGAAGTTGATTATCTTGATGAAGATAAGCCTATTCGTGGTCAAAACTATTGTCTCCTTTCTTTTTTAAGTCCCGAGGATGTTCTTGTAAATAAGGAAATTTATTATTTTTCAAAGTTTTTATCTAATTTCGGAAATGACATGAAATCTTTATTAGATAATCTTGAAAATAAATATCCTGATTCAAAATCCTTATTTCAAACTATTCGAGATAATCATTCTTATATCTTTGACACCAATGAAATGAACGAACAATATAAGTTTTATAAATCAGTGAATTCTACTGAAATCGAAAAAGACTTCCATCGCGAAAATAACTTTATGACTTCTATTCGCGGCATCAAGGTTCGAGGCGTTTTTGATACAATTGAAGAAGCTAAAACCCGATGTGAATTCATTAAAAAACTCGACCCTAAGTTTGATATTTATATCAGTCAAGTTGGTTGCTGGTGCCCATGGTCTCCCAATCCAAATGACCTCGAAAACCAAGAATACTCCGAAACACAACTAAACACCCTTATGCGCGAATATAAGAAAAATATGAACGCAAAAGATGAAATCTTCGAAAAACGACGCAATGATATCATTAATCAAGCGAATAAAACAAAAGAAGACCTCGCTTCACAATTAGAACAACCCGACCCATGGTCTGCTCGTAAATTAGAAGAAGTAAAAGAAGAAGAACCAAAGGAAGAAGTTAAGGAGGAACCAAAGGAGGAAGTTAAGGAGGAAGCTAAGGAGGAAGTTAAGGAGGAAGAAAAGGAAGAAGTTAAGGAGGAAGAAAAGGAGGAAGTTAAGGAATAAAAGCGAAGCGGAAGTTAAGGAGGAAGTTAAGGAGGAAGTTAAGGAATAAAAGCGAAGCGGAAGCAAAGGAATAAATATTTATAATTGATTAATTTTATTATCGATTGCTTTTAAGGGTTGATTTTCTTTAAAAAAATTATTTTTATGCATATGATTTATAGCAGAACCATATTTTTTTATAGTAGTATTAAAAGATACTTTAAATAATTTTGAATATTCATATAAGATATTTAATTCGGTTATGCAATCATAACACGGACAATAAATATTATTATGAGATGATATATATTTTTTAAAAATAGAAGGAATGGGAAAACAGAAAGGACGAATATATTTATTATGAAAAAATAAGTTTTCTTCGTAATTTTTAAAGTCGTAGTTTATTGATTTTGATATATCTTTTTTTAAAACTAATAATCTCGTTTCACCTGATAATGATTTAGGCCATACGCCGTACAATAATTTCCCTTTTAAATACTTTAATTTATCACCACTTTTCATATTATAAGACATACGAAATTTAAGAAGTGCAATATCTGGTTTTATTATTTTAACCCATTCTTGTTGTAAATTCATATCACGAAAGATATTATTTTCAAATTTAATACTATCTTTTTCTTCTAAACGTATATCACTTACAAATAATATCGCATTTTCTTTATTTTCTTTCGTTAATCGTTTTTTAAGTAATTTGCATTTTTCATTCGTAAAAAAACCATCTTCACCTTCATGTATTTCAAAAACATCTGGATAATCTTTAAGTTTTGTATCAAATTTCGCCCCGTCGTATAATATAAATTTTACTTTTGGAAACATCACTGACAAATGTAATAAATGTGTTCCTGGTGCAGAGCCAATATAAATTAGAATAGGATTTTTACTATTATTAGGGTCTTTTTTATAAAACTCCAATAACATTTGAATTTCACTTAGCAATAACTTTCTTTGGCCTAAATGAACATTAGTTACATTCTTATATTTATTATCATAAGGTTCCTTAAATTTAGATTTTAAATTTACTTCTGTTGTATATCCATCTTCCATTTTTTTAGTTGCAGTTTTTGTTTTAGTATAAAAAATACAATGCCGATTTTTTAATTCTTTAAGTTCTTTAAGTTCTTTTTGTTCTTGTTTTCCTTCTTTATAAAAACATTTGTCATTTTTCCAAATACAGGTATCTTGTTTTTCTTTGCAACCTTTTTCTTTTCTTGTTACGCATATTATTTTTGGCTTTTGTTTAGAATTCATGTTTTCTATTAATAATAATTATTTTTCTATAAATATTATAAATGAAATCTATTGCAATATTTATATTATTTTTAGGTACGATATTAGTAGTTCAAGGTTATTATAGTTATAAATACAGTAAAATGAACGAACCTAAGGTTGTTGTTAAATATATACCAAGAAGTGAATATGAGGATATTATGACGGATGAACAACGATTAGGAGAATTTTATAAGGGTATGTTTGAAGATGTAAAACCAAAATAAATAAAATTATAATTAATTATAAATAGGAATTATGAATAATATTAAATTATTATTAACAAAAACAATTCATAATAATACAAAAGAAAATAAATTAATTATTTTAAATGAGGTAGAAAAATACAGAAAAGCAAATGAAAACAAACAAATGGATTTAATTAAAAGAAAGAATTTTTATATGGATAATTATGAAACTAAACGAAAGGAAGATGAAAGTACTTATGCCGAATATAAAGAAGAATATAAGCAATTATACGAAGCTTGGAAAAAAACAAAAAAGATAAGTGATTTACAAAGGCTTTTGTCTTTAAATATGCCAAAGTTAAATAACGTAGATGACGTTTATACTTATGATATCGTTAAAAATGAAAAATTAAAATAAAATATCTTCATCATTATCGGCAATATTAAAAAGATAAGTTAAAATAGAAACTATATAACCAAGAAATCCAAATGCTTGTTTAAACATATCACCAATTGAAAGTGCAATGTCTTTTATCAATGAAAAATAACTAAAAAAAGTTGCTATTATACTTATAATTGCATAACTAATATAACTGATACTAAATATAAAAGTTGATACCATATAACCAATGAAACTATATATCATACCCAATAATACTACAAACCCATTATTACTTGCATCCTCTGCCATTTTTTTTGTAATCTATAATTTAGAATGATAGAAAAAACTTTTAAATTCAATTTTTTTGCCTTTATTATTGCTTTTGCTATTGGTATTTTATATGTTTATATCTCAGCTCCTAAACCGAGAATAATTATTAAATATCCAACTCCTCTAAATGCCGATAAGATTGTTTATAAAAATGAAAATGATATCTGTTATAAGTATAAAGCAGAAGAAGTTAAATGTACCGATAAATCAATTTCTCAACCAATCTTATAATAATAATAATAATAATAATAATAATTAAGAATGAACCTTAAATTAATAATTGATAGATTATTTTATAATTCGACTGGACAAGCATTTATAAGTGCTTTATTCGGGATTTCGATTGCTCTTTTATTTAAGCGAGTTTGTAAGGAAAATTGTGTTTTGTATTATGCTCCTAAGCAAAATGAAGTAGAAGGTAAAACTTTTAAAATGGAAGATACATGTTATAAATATACACCATCCGTAGTTAAATGTAATGAAGCTTTAACACCGCCAGTTTTATATTACGATGGACATAGAAAACCTGATAACCTCATACAAGAACCAGGAATGTTTGATAAATTATTTGCGTAATATTGATATTTATTAATATCAATTATAAAAATAAATAAAAATGAATATGAATATGACAACAAGTATAGAAAATATACCAATGAAAACATCAAAAACAAATATGAATGATATTGATGATAGTGAAGACCCCATGGTTAAAGATATCCTTCAAGAATTCCAACAAGAACTTAAAGAAAATCAAAAATCTTCATTACCTCAACAACCTTCTTTAAATCAAAATAATTATGAAATTAATTATAATCCTCCACCGCAACTATCGCCACAACAACCTCAACAAACACAACCAAAACCAAAAAACAATAATGATATTTTCTCTAAGTATTATAATCAAGAAGTTTTTATTAAAACTGCAATCATAATAACAATAATTGCATTTGTATTTTCTCCAACTATCTTTAATACCATTCTCGATAAAATACCTTCAACCTTTTCAGTTTTATTGAACCAATATGATTTTTATATAAAATTAATAATAGCTTTTGTATTCGTTTATCTTTATAATCTTTTTTGATTTTAATCAATGGTATATATGATATCATATCTTCTTTTTTATTACTGTTGAATAAACCTAATTTTCATATTTATATATATTCAAATTCGAAAAAAAGAAAAAATAAAATTCGACAACGATTATTAGGATATTGGATATTTACAAATGGAACCATCAAAATAATAAAGACTTAGCAAATTTGAGTTATATTACAGAAATAATTGTTTTTTTATATGAATATTACATCTACATGAAACATATTTACTTATATAAGATTGTTTTTATTGTAATTTCTTGTAATTTACTTTTGTCTTATTAATATAAAGACATATATACAGATGTAAATGAAGATGGAGATGAAGCATCTACGCCGTATTGTTCTTTTGTATTAGTGAAATCAATATTATAATTATTTTCATTATAAACATTTGACTGTGCCTTATCCAACAATTCTTGTGATATGTAAGGCATAGTTATACAATTATTTTTATTATCGTAATCTTTATTATCGGTATCGGTGATGGAATTAAATTGTTCTATTTTGCTATATGGAGCAGGTTTAATATCATCTATGAAAGTATCATTTTCAATAAAATTAGGTTTATTTGTTATTAATGGTTGTTGTAATTCACTTTTATTTGATTTTAATTTTTGGTAATGTTTGAAATAAACGACTAAGAAAATAACTCCTAATATAAAACCACTGATTTCATCTATTATTATTATGATGAATAATATCACAATAGCAATAATAAGTTGATTAGTTGGAGTATGTAAAATAATAGGGATTTCAATTTCAAATAAAATAAAAGTAAATAAAACTAACAATAATAAAACGCGTATAAAATTTAAAATAATCATTTCTATTTTTTCCTTATAATAAACATATATAAAATTAATTCTAAATATATTTAATTGTATTGCTAATGGAAACATATTTATCTCAGAGAGGATATGGTATTCTAAAAACAGATAAAAATGAAAAAGAAATTAAGAAAATTATAAGTGAATTATCCGTTTCACCCGCAGTTCTTCAAAGTAGTCCTTTTATGAATACTAATAAGGAATATGCGATTTATATGGAAAGTGATGCTAAAATTTATGTTCCTAAGTATTATGGTTTAAATAAATTTGGTATTCCTAAACATGATAACCTTTCAGCAGGTGTTGATTGTCCTAATATGGTTTTTAATGGATGTTTGAGAGATAATCAAAAGAAACCTATTGAGGATTTTATTAAAGCAGCAACAAATCCTCTTAAAATGGGAGGTATTATTAGTGTTCCTTGTGGTTTTGGTAAAACCATCATGGCTATTTATGTCATGTGTTATTTTAAGAAAAAGACTTTATTTATTTCTCATAAAGATTTCTTAAATGAACAATTCTTGACAAGTGTAAAAGATTTTATTCCAAGTATTCGTGTTGGTAAAATCAAACAAAAAACCGTTGATGTAGAAAATAAAGATGTTGTTATTGCTACGCTTCAATCTCTTGCAATTAGGGAATATGACCCTAAAATTTTTAAAGATTTTGGTTTGGTTATTGTTGATGAATGCCATCATATCGCTTCTGAGGTTTTTTCAAGAGCATTTCGAAAAATGAATATTCGAATTACCTTAGGATTATCCGCGACTTTAAATAGAAAAGATGGTTTGCGAAAGGTTTTTGAATGGTACTTAGGGAAATCCGTTTATGTTCATAAGAATGACAAAAAAGCAGATAACAGTTATGATATGATAGTTCAAATACATAAGTATTTCTCTCCTCATAAGGATTATAGTACAATCAAAACTTTTTATAATGGACAACCTAATTTAGTTTCTTGTATTAATAACGTTTGTAATTTTAAACCGAGAACTGAACTACTCGTAGAAATTTTATTTTCGGTTTTGAAAAAAGAACCAAATAGAAAAGTTTTAATTTTATCTGAAAGAAGAGACCAACTTAAAGATATCGAAGAATTAATTAAAGATAATTATAGTTATGGTTATTATGTGGGTGGTATGAAAATGACTGATTTAGATATTTCTGCAACAAAACAAATCATTTTAGCTACTTTTCAAATGAGTAGTGAAGGTTTAAATATTCCTACCTTAAATACATTAGTATTAGCAAGTCCTTATGGTGATATTCAACAATCAGTGGGAAGAATTTTAAGAGAAAAAAAAGAAGATAGGAAATATATTCCTTTATGTATTGATATTTATGATGATATTAATGTATTTAAAAACAAACATAACAAAAGAATTAAATATTATAATACTCATGGATATTTAATAAAAAATTATGTTGAAAACATGAAGGTAGAAGAAAAGGAAGATAACGAACCAGAAGAAATCACCAGTGATATTTTCATTGAAGATGAATGAAAAACAAAAATTAAATTGAATTCATATTTAAAACCATATCATAATAAAGTTTTAAACGTGTAATTATTACTTCATTTGTTACATTTACAGCTCCATTAATGATTTCTCTAAAAATCACAACAAACTGATTTAAAATTGTTGTAAGCATATGATTTTTATTTTTCAATGAAATTATTTCTTCTTGTAATTTTTTAATCATGATTTTATCCTTATTTTTATTTTTAGAAATGATATCATAAGCAATTTTACTAATTTTAAAACTTGTTGTATTTACAGTTCTGCAATAAGGACATTTTGTTTTGAAATAAATGTTATTTTCTCCTACAAAAGAGATATCGTTTTCATTTGCAATTTTAGCTATACAAGAATGACATATACCATTATTATTGCAAACAACACAAACTTTAAAAATCTCATGTTTATTGAAATCATTAAAACAAATAGAACATTCTTTTTTTTCTTCATCAATACTTTTTATTTTTGAAATTTCTTCAAGTAATTCTTTTCTTGTAAGTTTTGAATAAGAACCTTTATATTTGCCTTCAAACTTATATTTCTTCATCATTGTTTTTAACTCCTTAACGGTCAAATCTTCCATTTTTGTTTATAGAAATTATTTACAAACAATTTTCACTTTTTATTTATTTGAAACAAAAAAAAGTTATTTTTCCCAATCAATATTAAGCCATGGTTGGGGAACTTCAATCTTCTCAATTTTATTGATTTCCGCAATTAGTTCCGCCTTTTTAAGTTTATAAATACTTCCCTTGAATTTCCCTTCCTTTTTATAACCTTTCAATTTTTCCCTCAATGATAATACTTTTATACCATTGGTTGTAGGTTTAGGTCTAGGAGGAATATAAGGTAATACATTTCCTAAATCGATTAGGATATTAATTTCAGCAATTAATTCTGCTTTTTTAAGCTTATAAATATCTCCCTTAAATTTTCCATTTCTTTTAAAGTCCTTCAATATTTCCTTTAATTGAATAACATTCAATTCCTTAACTCTTATTTTGTCTGGATTACTATCAATTTCAACATATTTATAATAATTATTTAAATCATCGTCTTCATCATCATCACGCGGAGTGATAAGAGGCGAAAATTCATGTGTTTCATACATCTGTTGAGTATTTTTCAAGTTTTCCTTTTTTCTTGTTAATGGTTTTTAAGAATTTAAAAATCATTTTTTCTTATTTTAAAGCAAAAGTAAAATAAAAAGTTATTATAATTTAGATAAATGGAATTAACTGATTTTTTTGTTATTTTACTAATATTAATATTAATAGGACTTATTTTCTATTTTGGTTTTGTATCTACATCTCCTATTATTATAACTCAAAGCCAAAAACAAGTACATGAACAAAAAAGAGAATACGAATTAGATTTACCTTATCCAACTAATCATTCTATGTATCCAAATGATATGAATATAAATATGAATGTCAATAATAACCCAAGTTATCAAAATGAGGTTATTGTTCAAGATGAATATTTAAAAGAAGGTGATTATACAAAACAATTTAAAGAAATTGATATGAATAACATCCCAAAACCAAATACGAATATTGGTTTTAATCCAGAAGCGAAAGAAGATTCAAAACAACTCCCTTTTGCCGATGTTCATATCAATTATCTATTAAATAATTAAGTTATGATTATAACCATTTTTAGTTATTGGTTATTCGTTTGGTTTGTTTTATTTTATGTTGGAATTATTAAACAAAATCCATTATTGTTCTTATGTATTGGATACGTTATTGTTATTATAGAAATGATTTATTTAATTAGCAAAAAAACTTCTACTTATAACATCAAAAAGTTTTTTATTATTAATATCATTATTAAACTAATTCCTATTATAATTATCCTCTTAACATCTCCCATAAAAATAAATTTATATAAGGATAAGGATATTAAATTTGGATTGATTGTAATATTTATATATGTAATTGTTATGAATATCTTAGGTATAGATATCAGAAAAGAATATTTAAATATGATTGATTCATATGTGAAAGATGAAAAAGATAAAAGAACATATATTAGTAAGTTATATGATTATCTATTTGTATTAAAATCATAGAAAAATTTAAAAAAAATGATAAATAATTGTTACTAAAATATTAAAACAAAGATGTTCAAATATCTGGCATTTATTGCGATTATTTATATGTGCTACTTTAATATGAATTGTCATAAGACAATCGAAAAAAAGAGTGCTAAGAAGGAAACGATTTCTTTATTGTTTGAAAAAGTAAATACTAATGAAATTTTAAGTGATAACGAAAAAAACAGATTATATAATTATATTGATTATAAAATTAATAAATGGAATGATATAAAAAACAAGTTAGATAAATATAAATAAATATGAATATCGAACTTATTTATGATTTAATAGCAGATGAATTTGATAAAACACGTGTCCGTCAATGGCCATGTGTTTTATTTTTTTTGAATTCATTTCCTTCCAATGCTTCTATTCTTGATATTGGTTGTGGAAATGGTAAATATCTGAATTATAGAAATAATGATTTGAAAATGAAAGGAATAGATATATCTATGAAACTTGTAGAAATATGCAAAAATAAAGGTTTTGATGTGATAAAAGCACCAATGACTGATATTCCTTATCCTGATAATACCTTTGATGGTATTATTTGTATTGCTTCATATCATCATCTTGATAATGATATCGATAGACAAAAAACTTTGAATCAAATTCATAGGGTTTTGAAAAAAGAAGGCGTTGCTTTAATTGAAATTTGGGGAAAAGAACAAACGAAAGAGAATGCAAATAAAAATGCCTTAAACTTCAAGAATAAATCAAATTTAGTTAAATGGACTTCTATAAAAACAGGAGAAGTTTATTATAGATATTATAATATTTATTCAAAAGGAGAACTTGAAGAAGAAATAACAAGACTTAAACCTGAATTTAAAATAATAGAAAGCGGTTATGAGAAAGGTAATTATTACGTTAAAGTTCAAAAATTAATTTAAAAGTTTATTATTTTTTTCTATTTTATTCCTGATGTTTTCTATTAGTACATCAATTTCAGACTGGAATAATTTATCTGTTATATATGTTTGTTTATAATTTAACATACCATTTATACTAAATTTAAGTTCATTATTTAATCTGTTCAAAAAAGAGGTATTTTCTTTATATTTCGAAATAAGTTCATCATTTAATAAAAAAGCATTATTTATTATTTTTTTCACAAAATTTAAATTGTCATATCTATTTATATCATAATACCATCTTGTTAAAGGCTTACAATAACTATTATCAATATTTATAAATTTATTATCAATATAAATTTTATTTCCTATTTCAATTTTTGTAATTAATCTTAAATTTATAAAAATAATATCTATTTCTTCCTGTTTCATATTTAATTCCATATTAATATCCATATTAGTTTCCTTATTCATATCCATATTCATTTCCTTATCTAATTCCTTATTCATTTCCTTATATATATCCATATTTAATTCCTTATTCATCTCCTTATTAGTTTCCTTATTAATTTCCTTATCTGTTTCCTTATTAGTTTCCTTATTAATTTCCTTATTAATTTCCTTATTAGTTTCATTATTAATTTCCTTATTAATTTCCTTATTAGTTTCATTATTAATTTCCTTATTAGTTTCCTTATCACTTTCCTTATTTATCTCCTTATTTGTTTCCTTATTAATTTCCTTATTAATTTCCTTATTAATTTCCTTATTAATTTCATTATTAATTTCCTTATCTGTTTCCTTATTAGTTTCCTTATTAGTTTCCTTATCTATTTCCTTATTAGTTTCTTTATTAGTTTCTTTATTAATGTTTTGTAGTAGTTCTATGTTTTTATTTTTGGATGGCATATTTTCTCTATTTAATATATAATGTTATTATTAAGAAATTTTCTTTATTATACTTGTTTAGGATTTATAAGTTATATTTATTCTTATGTTATAAAAGAAACAGGAATTTATCATCAAATGCACGATATAATTATTATATATCTTTTATTATACATTCAAACCAATAATATATACTTAAAAAATAAGATATTAGAAGATAAAAATGAATTAAATCAAAAAATCATGAAAAATATAAAAGAAATTTATGTCAATGATGTGAATGAAAAATACATGGATATCATAATAAAACAATTGAATTTTATTATATGTATGATTGAAAATAATGAAAAATATAAGTGGCATAACAATAGAAAATTATCAAGAAGTCAAGGTTCAATAGATTTCCTTTATAAATAATTTATAAAGGAAATCTATTCTTATTGTTGTATGGTTTTAATGTTAATTGTTTTTTCATGAATATCGATATATTGATATTCTTTTTTTCCAAAAGCTCTTGAAATACCTGTATCACAATACCAAATCTTATTATCATAAATGGTTACACGTTCAAACGCGGTATGACCTATAAACATATAAGTTATTTTAAGTTCCTTAAATAACTCTTCACATTCAAATTCAGGATTTTCCATATTTCTGTTCCATAAAATACCTTGATAACCTAATATGATATTATTAAATATTTCCATGTCTTCTACATCAACTTTTCCAGTTTCTAAATATCTCTTCCATAAGTAATTCAAATAATAAATATCTTTTTTATATTTCTTTAATAATTCTAAATGTTCTTTTTGAAATTTCGCATGACAAAATAACAAATCACCTATTTTTATTACTATTGGTCTTTTTGCTAATATTAATGCGATGGAACCTTGCGGTTTAAATAACTTCTTCCTCATTTGCGGTTCTTGTTTATTCATTTGTGATACATAAGAAAAATCACCAATCACATTCATTAACTCGTGATTACCTATAAGAGATATACATGAACCTCCTTTGCATTTTGCAATGGTATTTAAATGTTCCGTAAAATAAATCATCTCATAATCATTTAAAACCTCCCAATTTTCATTTGTACTTCTATTAAGACTATCAATCTGGTCTCCTAATTGAACTATTATGGTATCAGCAGGTTCTGCAATCCATTCTAAATTCTCATTTATAACACGACTATCAATAAGAATTTCTTTAAATCTTTTTATATCTCCATGAATATCACCAATTATAACAATACGACTATAATTTGTAATTTCATTTATATAATTAATAAACATTTACTTTAATTATAAAAGAAAAAAAATTAATAATATTTCATATTCGTTAAGAAATGACTAATAGTAATATCGTCCAAAATCATATATTTATTCTTATATAAATTAAATATTTGTTCTTCTTCTTTTTTGTTATTGCCATTATTAAAAGCATATCTAAATTTGAAAGGAAATGTATTTATCTTTTTTTCCAAATTTAAATCCTTGTTCTTCTTATCATTTGAAGTTATAAAAATCCTGGATTTATGAACTCCAATGGGACTAATCGAATATTTATAATAATAATTATCATTATGAACAAGAATTGTATATGGATATACAAATAAAAGCTTATTATTCGTTCCACTTTCCTTTAATAAAATCTTTGTTCCTGATTTTGATTTCTTAAATAACTCATATTTAAAATCTGCAATTAAATTTAAAATACAACTAATAACATCCATGTCAATATCAACATAAGTATTATAATAATCATCATAGCGAATTGCTGTAAATTGAAATGGTTTTTTTGTATATGACTTATAACTCCACCAAATTAAACCATCCTGTTCATTAAGAACCGCTGTTCCTAAATTATCATTTTCGTTATAAGTATTTTTATGATGAGGACAAACGAGACAATTATTTTCAATATAACTATCTGAAAGAGAATTTCCAAGATGCTTACATGTATTAATCATAACAGAAGGAACTTCTTTCTTATTATGCCATAATAACATGGGCATATTTCCAAGATTAAAGAAATAAGGTTTTGTTTTATCTATTTGATTATTAATACCAATCGGTGTCCATTCTCTAAATGTCTGAGGAAGAATATAAGAATGACAATTACGAACAAATACCAATGAAAATAAAAAGATTTTTTTATAATTAAAACAAATATTCATTAATATTATTATATCGATTAAGTCTTATACCAAAACCATAAGTTATGAATATTTTTAAAATCTGGCAATAATTCTCTAACCGCTCTTTCAACACCTCCATTTAAATCAGTACGACCCATATTAGAATTTAAAAAATCATCACCACATATAATTCCGCCTTTTGTCATCTTTGGTAATAATAATTCAATTGTTTTATAAACACTATCATATTCGTGCGATGCATCAATGTGACAAAATTTAATAGGTTTATCATACGTTTTTAACCATTCTATACAATCTTTTTTAATAATTTCGTAATTAGATTTTGTTAAAGTATCCATGTTATTTTTAAAGATGCTATAAACATCACGTTGTTCTAAAATAATTTCTGTCATATGTTTTTGACCTGTACATTTACTTTCTTCAACATTTCCTAACCAAGTATCATTACAAATTAAAATTTCTGGATATATAGAATTTGCTAAGTTATATGTTGATTTACCCTCCCAACATCCAATTTCAATTATAGAACCTTCCAATTCTCTAATTTCTTTGGCTAATCTACAAAGGTCATTAATTTGTGAATCAGAATACCAACATTCATTAAACATTTATATAAATAAATAAATAAATTATTCTTTAAATATAAATATGATATAATAACTATTAAATTTATATATCATAACATTTGAAAACATATTAAATAATTCGCTGAAATTATAATTATAAGGAACTTTCATATAAATATAATTGATATTCATTTCTTTTATGAGATGTAAAATATTTATGTTATTCAAATATAAATCTATTATTCTATCTATTTTATAGAAGTAACCACTCCAAGGTGGGTCTAAAAATATGCAATATTCATTTATATTTGATTGATATCTAAATTCTTTCATGAATTTTATGATATCTTCATTAATAACTTCAACGTTTTTTAACTCATAAACACTTATGTTATTTCTTAGTTTCTTAAACGTAGTCTTATTGTATTCAACTGAATAAACATACTTAAAATAATTTGAAAAGATTATAGAACCTATACCAATATTACTATTCCCATCAATTATATATTTGATTGTGGGCGTATTTTTTTTAATTAAATTTGATAGTCTTGTTAAATCTTGAATTCCTGATATCGAAAAAGGTGAATCAATTGCGATTTGTAACTTATTGTAATTTAAACCTTTCTTCTTAGGAAAGAAATAGCTAATAATCTTATGATAATTAGGGATTTTCATATTTAAAAATATATCATTAATTTCTATGTTCTTATCCTTACAATAATCAATACTTTTAGAAATGCTATTAATAAGTATCGTATCTATGTTTTTTTTGATTTTATATTCATTATCGCTTTTAAATATTTCTTTTATATATAAAATCTTCTTATAAATTTTTTTCAATTGTTCATTGTATTTTTTATATGCCTTTATAAATTTAATTATAAAATCGTTATCTATATTTGTTTTAGATATTGATTTTATTAAATAATGAGTATTTGGTATATTTACATTTTTTTCCAATGATTTACAATTGCTTAATTCCTTTTTATCCTTAGGAACAAAATTTTGTCCCAAATATTTATCCTTTTTTATGTAATCGTTTATAATACCATTAAAGATTTCATTTATATTTTTTTTATAATTGCTAAATATTAACATTCCGAAATGTAAATAAACAATATCATTAAGTAATATTTGAAAGTCATCGAAATAAGTACTTATGACATATAACAATTCAAATGTAGGTCTATACATCAAAAAAGTTTTTATATTTAAATAAAAATTACCTCCTAATTTTAAGCACTTCAATAAATGACTATATAAGACAAGCAAAAATGGTAATGTTGCTATTTCATAATAACACGTTTGATATTCATAAAAAGAAATAGGGTCTATAATAATATTCGTACTTTCATTCACATAAGGTTTTATTTTATCTAAATTTTTATAATCATTACAATCAATAATTATAAAATCCTTTTTCTCATTATTCTCAATAATTATATTATTATATTCTATTTTTTCTCCAAAGCTTATTAATAATAATACTGTCTTTACTTTGCATTTTTTTTCTTTAACCAGTAAATTTTCCAATTCAAAAAACAAATGCAAATTTCCATTATTAATCTCCCATGGGCCAATTACCTGAACTATAACAACATCTGTATTTTCAGGAAGTTCCTTAATTATATTCAAGTAATAATAATAAAAAGCTGAATTGATGCCGAACTTATAATATTTGCCAACAGGAAGTAAAATATAATCATTTATAAAAATATTATTGTCTTTTATCATCAAGTTTTTATACTTCGATTTGAAAGGAATTGTATAATTTTCAACAAATGAACGAAAAAAAGTCGAATATAAGTTACATGTTAAATATTGATATTCATCACTTAAAATTTGCAATAATATATCACTCTTTAATATGTTATGATAATACTTCAAGGTGTTATTATAAAAGATATTATTGATATCTTTTATGTTATCAGTGATTTCCAATTCTAACTTCATTACTATTTAATTATTTTATTTATATTAAATAAAAATGGAAGAAACAGATAATTGTTCTATAATTCCAGTTATTCCTCAGTTTATAGGCACTTGCTGGTTTAATGCAATTTTAATGACATGTTTATTTAGTCAAAGAACAAAAGAAGTCTTTTATAAAAGGCTTAAAGAAATAGAACATCCCGATACACTTATAAAATCATTTAAATATATCATTAAAAATCAACCTCCTTTCGAATATTATGAAAAAATAAGAGCAGAACTTCTTTTATTTAAATTCTTGAAAAAATATGACCCAGATAATTTTGACGAATTTAAAGATCTTTTTAAACTTAAACAAGATTATAGTGAAATAGGATATTATATTCAATATATTTATACCTTTTTAATAAAACTAAATGTAAATGTAGTTTTTGTTAATTATTATAAAGATAAAACCTTTGTTAATTTATTTAATGAAGATGAAGTAACAACTGATGCACCAGATATTATTATTTTAAATCATTCTAAATTAAATAAGTTATTAAACAATCGTATAGATGAAATAGAAATTGAAGACAATGAAAAATATAATAAAAGTATTTATCCTAATCATCCAAGTATTAGTAATTATGAAAATGAAATAATATTTATGGAACATTCATATACACTTGATTCATGTTTATTAGGTAATTATAATGATGTTCAACATGCAATTACAGGTATTACATGTGGTAATAATAAATATGTTTATAATGGTTGGAATATAAATACTAGTGATACTGCTCTTAGATATGAATTATCGCGAAAAATTCCATGTGGTCTAATTAAATTTGATTGGGATGTTAATATCGATAATGGTTTTTGTTTGAATAGAAGAAATTGTGGATTAAAAGATATAGATGAAACAGATTTATGTTTTAATTTTAATAAAGGCGAAAGAGTACTTGTATATGTAAAAAATAAAGAGGCTGATATTAGTAGTTTTTCTCCATTAAAAGAAAACATGAGCAATCCTCGTGAATTATCAAATATAAATTCAGTTGTTTATGAAATGTATGATTTAAATAAAATAACAGAAGAAGATTTAGATGGTTTTACAAGAGAAGAGTTATTGGAATTTAATAAACAAAATAATTTATTTAAATTATTTAATTTAGATAAAAAATCAGTAACAGATATAAGAGATACAATTAAAGTTTATTTGAAAATGAAATTTATAAAAACTTATAGATTATTTAATAAAGATAAATATGATAATAAATTTTTAAATAATTTAAAAATAGATGATTTAAAATCATTAATAGAAAAAGAAATTGGAAAAAAATTTAATTTAAATTATTATCTAGATACACCGAAATCTTAAATTCAACTTCTTCATAATAATCCTCATTAAAACGTATTTTTATATAATAATTGTTATAATATAAGACTATTTCTTTTTTATTAGGGTCACATATATGAATATTTGCTTCTAAGTTGTTTTCAATCATATTCGCAAGTTCTCTTAAATTCTCTAATACTTGTTCATTCCTTAGATTTGTATTTAAATATCTGATTGGCATTCCATCACGTTGAGAGAAAACTTCTTTAATACAAACAACCAACTGTTGAGAAAGTACATTCATATTCATTTTATTTCTTTAATAAAAATCATAAAAATAAAAATCAATTTTCCTTATTTAAAACCTTAAATAATACAATTATAAATATTAATATCAATATTATAAGAATTATGGTCAAAATAAATCAAATAT